GAGTACCATTATGTGGTGGATAAATTCTGGACGGTAGTCAAAGTAAACAATGACGGTACCATTGATGTGGTTACCCGTACGGGTAAAAAGAATAAGCTCAGCATGAGTGACAGCAATATTACACGTTTTAGACCGAACCTGGTGAGATTTTGAGAGATTTACGCACAAATCATAATCAAACACAAACAACCGATACAGGCTTATAAAAGAAGATAAAAAGTGCAACCTACTTTTCAGAGAGCCAGGCTGCCACACCAAAAGCCAACCCATTTGTGAAATAGAAGACTACGCCGAGGAAACCCTCCTTTATAGGTGAAAGCTCCATCTCGCAGCTCACTACTTGTGTGATAACACTAGGTAGGTAGGTTTCTATTGCATCACCAAACTTAACGGTTGCAATCAGTAGAAGCAGGTAGTAATCGTTTCGTGTCCAGTTTTTGTATGTTTCATCCGTAGTTCTAAATATAGAATCTGTATCAGTATCAATGTGATAATCATACTTTCCATTAGAACCGTCTTTCTCTAGCAGTACATAAGCATCTGCTTGAGAGGACCTTTCGTGTACAGACGTTACGGAAACTATTGGAGACTGCTCCAATTGAACTACATGTGTGTCGTAGTCAATGTTAAAGTACTCTGTTCTAGCAGTAGAAAAGTAATCTACAAAAGAGTTTCCAGTATAAGTTTTTATAAGTTGACTAACAGACGCCACTAACGACGTTATCCTAGAGTCGTCTTTAACGCCAGTTATGTTTTGCGAGTCTTTATACTCATATATTGTAATTAAATCAGCCATATATAGTTAACTTATAAAAACTTCTGGAGAGAACAAGTCTCTCCAGTCGTTTTTCCCATAATCTAAGATTATTAAGATGCTTTATAATTAAGAGCCCACCTTGACGTGGCGTTCGTAATTATATCAGAGAAACCGAGGCGTTGCGATGCAACAAGAACTCGACGCTGATTTGCTACTTCATAATCAGATTCAATAGTAACACCTCTAAGTCGCGGTATTACATAGTTACGCACATTAATCGCAATGGCGTAATACTTATTAACAGCAGCAGTAGCAAACTCGTCACATACGATTACGGGAGACCCGTAAACCATACCTACTTGACCAGTAAGCTTAGTTGCTAAACCGTTTACTTGTTGAGCATCTGCATAAGCAGAATCTGCAATCAAGTTCATATACTCAGAAGAGGATACGACATAAACAACCTGATCAGGTCGAATACCGTACTTACCCATGTTTCCTCTAGCAGCTAACAAATGTGCAGCAGTCAGACTTTCAGAAGCAAAGGCAGTCGTTGAGGTAGTCTTAGATGCTGCAGACAAGCCAAGAAGACCCAAAGGAGCAGCTCCGCCAGTTCCAAAAGGACCGTCGGCAGTATTACCTGCAAGAATCATAGCTTCTACTGAACGAGCGTGAGCACGTACAACAGATTCTCTGATCAATGGAAGAATAGGAATAATTGCATCCTCTTCTGTCTCATTTCCGAGATAGGACTGGGAAATAAGCTTCTTAGTAGAGATAGTCTTTTCAGTCATATCTATACCATTGAAGGACCCATAAGCATCTGCACGCTCATCCATGTTACCATGAGGAGATGTCCCCGCAGTAGTCTGAGCACTAACAAATTCTGCGTATCCAGAATCTGGCATGATAGGCAGGATCTGAGTAGCAGTTCGCATTTGAATTTCACGAAACAACTTAGCAAGAACTAATTCGTTCTCGATGTCTCGTTCTACATTGGTAGATACTTCTTGCTCAAAATCTGCGGAAGAAACACCAACGCCCGAATGAGCATTAACCTTCTCCATGAGATCTGAAGCAAACTTTGTATCGTACCCTTTACCGATAGCTCTACCAAGGAAGTAGGCATCATACGCCTCATCCTTAAAAGTCTTCTTCCAGTCTTGACCGGCAGAGCGGTCTGCGAATACTCGCTTGCTCTCACGAATACTATTAATTTCTGTGGATTTCTCCGCAATTTCTGCACGAAGCTCATCTACTACTGCGTAGAGATCTTCTTGCCCTTTGGAAACACGAGTTTCCAGGTCAGACATGAGGCGCTCAGCACCGGTTGTTACACCTTGTACTACAGCGGTCACTTCTGCTTTTTTCTGTTCGAGTTCTGCTTGTTCTGTCGCTTTTTGAACTGATTGTTCATCTGCGGCAGTTTTCTCGGCAGCAGCTTTCGAAGCTGCTTGCATTTGAATTTCTGCAGCAGTTTTGCGCGCTACTTCCCTAGCAAACTCTTCAATATTAAAGTCTTGATCAGACATTACATTTTCCTTGAAGACAGCATTAGCTGTTTCTGTTGGTGAACTCTTAGCGAGTTGACCGTTAAAAAGACGAGGATCATTCACAAACTGCGCCTTCCAATCCGAGTAATCTTTTTCTGAGTCAAAAGATTTTGTTACAGAAAAAATTGCTCCTTGGTTGGCTGGTACCGATACAACTGAAACCTCAAACAGTTCTGCATCCTTGATCCTATAGCCTTCGGTTTCGTCTATCCAGTCTGCATCCTTGACTCTGAAACCGACACTAAAAGCGCTCAGGATGCCTTCCTTTACCATCTCTGCGATGTGACCCGCTGATTTGGAAATCTTTCCTTCTATTTGTAACCCTTTTTCAGTAATAGCCAATGAGGTGGTTTTACCGATAGGTGTATCATAGTTATGATTAAATAGAAGTATGGGGTTATTTTTATAGTTATCCAGTCCGCCTGACTTTTGCCATGCGGAGCTTTCGACTATATCACCAGATCTATCTGTATCGTTAGTGCTGGCGTACCCCCTAATCTTTATACTGCCGTCATCTTCCTCTTCATCGTAGCTTTTGAAAGTTGACGTAATATTAAAAATCTTTGTGTTAAGTGTTTTATCTATGTTACTAGACATGTTTTGTTCCCCTGAGACTAAGTCCTTATCCATCGGGATATCTGTTTCGCTGTGTTGATCTTTAGCAAATTCTATAACGTAAGAGTCTTCAGTCTCTGTAACTCCTAAAATATGCTTCTCACTTTGACCCATCAGGGCTTTGTCCTCTTCTGCTTCGATTCTTCTTCTCATCTTTCTAGACCAGGAAAAACCTGCATCTCCGCCCCAAAGTGCCCATGCTATACGTCCTGCACTAGGGTATCCGTCCTCACCTTGAGAAAAGCCTTGTCCTTGCTTATCCACTTCATGACGACTAAAGAATGAAAACATTCTTGTAACCGTAGAGGCGGATAAGTTTTCTTTACTAATAATTTGATTCGCCCTGGCTACCCCTACTAGAGTACCGCCACGATTAAATTCTTTTCTCCACTCCAAGCCTCTTTTAGCGTCTGTAGCCATAGAATCTGTAGGAATAAATTTCAAGTCTGAAACTGCCTTACACGTGCATGGGTCGCAGTTGCATGTCTCGCACTCTTGTTGTTCTTGTGTCACTCTTCTCCTTCACTATCGGCAGGTCTGCCGCCTTGAGAAGGATTTGCTGCGGAACCTGCTATATTTGCAGGGACTCGAACATCATCGTTCCCGGGCAGAGCAGGCATTCGCATTGCTACTCTGGCTTCGTTGGGAGTCATAATCCCTCCGTTTACTAAGGTGGCATAGTAGGACGCCTGATCTTGTAGTTCAGGCTGCAGAGCAGGAATTTTACTAACATCCTCTGCTAAGCTAAATCCAAAATACCGTTCAAACCCAAAGTTAATTTTTCTAACGATAGGCAGTACTGTTTCTAAGTAAAACAACCGATGATTAGGTCTAATATTAGCATTGTTCCCGCTGTCTAATAATATAGGAGGAACGCCTATTGCTTCTAAAATGATCTTCTCGTTTTCTTTGATTGAAGCCTGAAAATCCAGCTCTTTGAAGTTTACTTCATTTAAGCTATCTATTTCCATTCCACCATCTAGTATTAACGGCCTATGGCCTCCTGTATCAGGATTATACTTTGACCTCCAAGATAGGAGCATTCGCTCTTTAATCTTGTCGCTCAAGGTATTAGGTGTTTTTAGTACTAAACCTGGCACTGCCCCATTCTTGAAGAAGTTTTCTTGAAACTTTCTCATAGAGCCAAGCAACTGCATTCTCTTCCACGCAGGCTTGAGTCGAGGTACGCCTCGGTAAATAGAGTTAAAAGAGTTTTCTTTTATATGGATAATTTCAGAGGGCGAGTAGTCTAGCTTCCCGTTGTAAGTGTAGTGTTTGACATACGTGTTTTCGTCTGTTTCAATATCTACGTTTCTAGCAGGCAATTGATACAGGTGAGCACCGTCAAAGTATACAAAGATATTTCCATCTATTAAAAGGTCTATTACAAGATTCCTTTTGAATGAGTTAATATCTTGGAAAGGGTTAGGCTCTACATTTAAAAGTAAGTCTACTTTAGATTTTCGGATGTTTTTCACAACCGGAGTTAACCCTAGCTTCGCCCCTACATCTACAGGTATTTCGGCTGCGTCATCTACAATTATATTTACAGCCCTGTTTACTACTTCTATTTGTTCGTAAGCGTCGGCATAGTTTCTGTAATTTTCAGTTGTAGGTACAGAAAAGCCTTCGTCCATCGAAATAAACCTTTGGGCGGGGTTTAACTTCTCCTCCACCTCTAGCTTTTCTTTAAAAATATTGTTATACCATGCCATTATGCTTTTCTCTTTGAATCTCGACCCAACGCATTTGTTTATTCGCTGTTCCTAACCCGGGGTCTCTTCCATATACTTTATGTAGCTGTACATGATGCGTATGGCATAATGTAGCAGTGTGGTCATAAAGCTCTGCTTGATGCTGCTCTATAAAATCTTCTCTTATAGCCAGGATGTACTCTGGGTTAAGTTTGTTGTCCGATATCCATTTGTGCACTAAGGGTGCAATACTATAAAAATGATGAAAATCTAGGGCTTCAGGACTACTACAAATTTCACAAGCCGAACCTTTGTTATACTTGTTCTTTGCCTTGTCTCGGATATACTTTACTATATCGCGCTTTAGTTTAGCCATAAATTGTCTAATCTTCTTTTTAATACCAGAGATACTGTAATTTATCTCTTTTTGGATCTCTGGTAGTATTTATATTAGAAAAAATTATAGCATTGAACGTAACAAAAAGTCAAGAGTTATTTTTCTTTGGTATCCTAAAAACCTGATGACTGAGTTTCAAAAGTATACATAGCGTACCTGATAGCATCTGCCATGTGAGAGAATCTATCGTGCTTAGGTTTCTCCCTCATAAGGTTAGGGTTGGCGTCCCACTGGTACTGGTCTAACGCGGCTAACGAGTGCGAACATTTTTGGCTCACCAGTAGTTTATTGTTGTCTACAACTGTTGCTACTTTCCCTATACCATCTACTACCGACTTCTTTGCATTAATAGTGCTAATGTCATAATTCTGAGCAAAATCATATCGAGTTTGCTGAGCCGCTGAGTCTATATAAATGTAGTCTACATCCCACTTAGTTATAAGAGTTTGTATATCTTTCGCATGTTGTTCTGTTGTCTTCTCGGCTTCTAAGTATTCGTCCAAGAGGTAGTAGGTTTCAGAGTCCCAATCAAATGCAAATACACAAAAAGCCGTAGGGTCTTTATACCCTACATCTAGTCCGGCAAATACATCCATCTGGGAAACGTCTAATCTCTCTACATCAGTCACGCACTCCTCGAAGTTAAAGTTCCATATCTGGCCTACATAGGTATTGAAATCCGCTAAGTACTCTTGCGAGAACTCCGCTTCAGACATAGCTTTTTTCGCCTCATCAATGTCACTTTGATCCATTCTAGGGTTCTCGTGGTACGTTGCCCTAATAGAGATCCAATCCGGGTACTCTTCATTGAAGCCCCGATAAAAGAACTCAGCAAACCAGTTGTTCCGCCCTCGAGGGGTAGAGATGAACAGGGCCTTGCTTGTCGGCTTATCCAATGTAGGTCTTAACGCCACATTGAAAGCCTCCCTTCCATGAGCCAGAGCGGCCTCATCGAATATGATGAGATCGTAACTCCTTCCAACTACAGAGTCTACTTGGTTAACTGAACCCATTCGTATAGTGGAACTGTTAGATAGTTCTATAACTCTGTCTTTTGCGTTATCCTTAACCACCTCTAGATCGAAGTGTTTTATGAGGTTACGTTGTAAGTCAAAAGAGATTTGAGAAAGGGAATAATTCGGGGACATTAATAATACGTGGGAGCCAGGTACTAAAACGGTTAACTGTCCTATAATGTTTGCTATATATGTTTTACCTTGCCTTCTTGAGACAGCTCCACACACAAAGCGATATTTAGGGTTGTTGATAGCGTTAATTACAGCTATCTGGGATTTTATTGCGTCAATCCCCAATAAGTCTAGGTAAGACTCTATTGGGAGTTTTATAAACCTATCTTCTGTAGGGTAGGCCATTAAGGTGTCCCCTACTACATCTGATCTACTAATTTCTAACATTTCTAGTACTCTTTAAGGATTACAGACTCTCCATTGAATCTCTGCTTGTTTCTTATCGGAGAATCTATATCTAGCACCTCGATAAGTGAATATATAGCTGCCCCTAACTGTTTCAATCTCTTTGTTCATCCTAGTCTCTTTAGCCCTATCAGGCTGTATCGAGTCGTCCTTAGGAGAAGGTACTTTGCTGTTAAGCTTACTAGGTGACATTACTTTTGTTTGATACTCTGTTTCCATTATTCTTCCTCCATTAGAATTGTCCATGTTCCATATACAATTCCCATATAGGCTGCAATATCTGCTAACCCTCCCAAAGTAAGGAAGGCTAAGCAAGCTACTATAAGCGCCACGCCATCCCAAGTTGTTCTTTCTTTTAAGTACCTAAGCAATGTGGGTACCTCTTTTCTTATGCCCGTTCCAAGCTAAGAAGCCTACTAGTGCAAGAGCGATATATGCAAGGTAGTTTAAAAACTTAAACCCATTGACTTCTATACAGATGTCCCGGAATAGCTTGTCCATATAAGCTTGGTCCTTAGCACCTAGGTCGCCACCTTCCCTCTTTAGAAGAGTGCCGTACTTATAACCGTAGTCATGGACTAATCCTCCCATGAGTAGTACTCCAGTAGGAGACAGCCATACTGCTAGAAACTTTGGTACACTGGCTCCATCAAATTGGAAGCCCTTAGGTATAACGTATTCTTGCTCGCCTATGCTGTAAACAAAGTCGTGACAAATTTCCCAGTGCCGTACTCCAGTTATCCACATCCAGATACCTTTCCAAAATCCTTTGTCTTTGGTGTCTATAGGGATAGGTTGCATACGGGGCATGTCTGAAAACTTAAAGTCTACTCTAGACTCGCCTTGGCCATCGAAATAACTAATAATGAATCCTACTAATACTAATACTGCAAATACAGTCCATTGCCAAAAAGTAACGGCTAACTCTAGTAACATTTCCATGCATTCCCTCCTAGGAATTAGCGGGAGTACCCGCTGCTATTCTACCCATTCAGTAGTGTTAAAATTATCCCACCTAAAAATATAATTACTGTTCCCGTTGCAGTCAGCAGCATAGATTGTAGTCTATCCATTTTCTTCTCCATAACATCAAGTCTTAGAAAGATAGTCTTCCATCTCTCGCTGCATTGTGTCTCGTGGGCAACAAAGTCCAGCCTCATCTCTAGTATTTCTTGTTCGTGCTTTTCGTATGGTTCCATCGGGTACTCCTTTACGTCCTGGTCCACAGGGCAAATCCCGCGTACGCTACTACCCATAGAAATACTACAGATAAAGTAATTACACCTAAAAAGTTGATTAACTCTCTCAGCTCTTTGCGCTTCTTTCTCATTATCGCAACATCCTTAACATGCTGCAATCGTGATTCTTCCATTCTAGCTTTGATGCTTTTATACAGGTCAAACTGCCCCTGCATCATACATATATCTTTCAGCTGTTGGTCAAAGTTAGCGAGCTGTCTCTTAGCACTCTCCATGTCTAGTGCTTCTTTATACGACATCTTACCCGTCTTCTTTACTTCAACGTCTCTTACTTTCTCATCTGCCTCTGCCCACTTTCCTACAATAGAAGAAAGATTACCCCCAGACTCTTTAACGGTAGAAATTCCCTCGTTAAGAGCTTTGAGAGCAGACAATACCATTGCTACCTCTCCAATCATGTTAGTCCCAGAATATGGTGTCTTTAGAGACCATCTTAGGTATACAATACGCAGCTATATCTAGTTGTTTAAATCCTTTATAGTTATGTTCAATATTATAGGCGAAGTAGTTACACCTAGTTATGTCTCGGAAGAGAAAACTCTCTTCCTCGACGGCTTCTTCTTCAACGTCTGCTTCGATGACCCCGAGGGTGACAACGAGCAGGAACGCCATTATCATTTCTTACCTGAGTAGGCATTAGCTCCAAAGAAGGCGGCTACAAGAGCCGATATAGCAATAAAGTAAGTAGGCGCAATATCGCCTATTATACTGGCAGCGTTCTCGAAACCGAAAACGGAAGTGCAAAATATACCAAAAGGGTACAGTAGCATTCCGAAAAGAGCAAACCAAGTCATCTTACGCATAGCGTCTCGTTGAGCATCCTGGTCTTCTAGTTCTTTTCTCTTAAATTCTAAGTGCATTTCCAACTCTTCGGTGGAAATATGCCCGTCACCGTTTAAATCTGCGCTAACTAGGGATGAATTCTTATCTACTGTTAATGGTTTGTCCTGCTCCTCCATTGATTTACTCTAAAACTAGAAATCTAGTGCTACCTCCTATACTTCGGGAGAGTTTATAAGTTTTTCTATTAAAGCACCATAGTTTCCCTGGCCAAACGCGCCCTCTCCTTGAATCAACACGTTATTCTGTGTTTTGATTGAAGCAGAAGACACTTTTTCCATTTCCGTCTGGGCTTTCACCTCGTCCATCCTCATTTTATGAGCCATTAGTACTAAATCTGCCAAATCCTTACTAGTGTACATGTCACTTTCTTCGGCTTCTTCAAGTTTCTTCTCGATCATTGCGTCTAATACCGACGCCAGTTTGAACTTATTTCTGTAACCTGCATCGAGGTACACAGAATCTATATATTTTTTAACCTCACGCTTGTTAAGATAGTCAACCACCTCATCTTTAGGAATAGCTAAGTCTCTGCTTACAGAGTCTACGTCTCCTACTTCCAAATAAGAGTTTGCTATTTCGATGCCTTCGGGGCTAATTCTTGTTGATACTTCATTGCTCATGGTTTACAATTATATCGTGAAAGATAACAAAAAGTCAAGAACTATTTTTTTGGCAAGTCATTTCTATCGTCAAACTTTACCTTTGGTAACATACCAGTGGATCAAAATAGTTAAACTTTTACATAGTAGGCAGGATTAGTTTCTTATCTTATACGTGAGTTTTTAAATTTTTACATCATCAAAATATATATTTGGATACTCCGCCAACATCACATTAAACTCGGCAGGTGCAGGGTAAGAAAACATAGTTACAGTGTATCCCGCCTTTTTCCATTCCAGTATGGTTCTACATTTGTATTTCTTAAAAGTGGTTGTTCCAACTTTCATTGCGACTCGCGCACAATATTTACCTTCTGCATTTTTTTCCGCTGCATAGGTACTTGCAAGCCCAAGAGTTGGGGTTAGCAGTGCTATAATTAAAAGTAGTTCTTTCATTCATTAACCTCCTATAGGTTCCGTGAAATCTTATTTGATTTCGGGCCAAGTATATCAAAAATTAAAAAAATTGTCAAGGGTTATTTTTCTTTGGTATGATTACATAAGTTTAATAAGCACCTTTACTCGTTTGTAAAAAACCCAAAGTTGTACGTGCGGGAGAGCCCCGCGTCATCACTAAGAATGATGTCTCGTAACCGCCCCCATAAGCTCTGGTGATGGTCCTGCCGCCAGATGAGAATGATTCTCATTTGCTTATAACCTCTAGGGCATTCCTGGTCGCTTTTCTTATTCCAAAACGGTCTAAGCAAGGGGTTGACATTTGGGGCATTCTCCTGTAAAATCCGGCACATATATTAAAAAAAGGTTTGACAAATGAAAATAACTACTAGCACAAAAAATCTAAAAATGCAACTAGCTAACCGAATGACTGAGGCGCAAAAATTGAAGATAGCCTCAGCACAAATTTCCAGAGAACGCAAGGCTAAACCCCTGCGCTTATGGGACTAGATCACCCCAAATGATGATGGTTGACAAAATCGCAAATCATGGTAAAATCCCCTCACATTCAACGAAAGGCTTTAAATATGGTAACTCAATACACCCCTAGCATGATAGCAAAGATCGAAGCTGCGGAACCGCTTAATCTTGCTAAATCCAAAGCACTGGCGGAGGAATTCGGATTTCCCGAAAAATACCGCTCGGTTGTTAGCAAGGCTATACAATTAGGTCTGTCCTACGATACGGCTAAACCCGCTCGTAAAGATGGCACACCGATTGCCAAAAAATCCGATACGGTTTCATCCATTGCCAAAATGCTTGGCTCGGACGAGGCGGATCTAGTCGGACTAGAAAAAGCAACCCGAACGGGTTTGCTTAATCTCGCACGATCAATTGCTAGAAAATGCTCTTGATCGTTTCGATCACCTCTTGGATTGGAACGGCTCTACTTTGTGCCGCTCCATTCCTCATTGACTCACCAGAAGGCAAAGGGGCGGCCATCATTGGGCTGGCCCTACTTTGCCACCAAGCATTCGTAAAAAAATGCTACAATCTAATCGTTTTAAATTTCATAGGAATTATAGGTTATGCCTCACACTTTTATTTTTGATCTTGACGGTACAACCGTTGACTCGTCACACAGACTCGGCGCTGGTTCGCTCGCGTCATGGCGGCGGAATAATACGGCCGCCAATATCATGCGCGATAGAATGCTTCCGTTAGCGGCAACCATGCGGCGCGGCATTGCGGAATCGTTAGACATCGTGGTCTGTACCAGTCGCGTTGCCGGTCATGCCGATAGGGTATGGTTGAAGCAACGCGGCATGTTACCGGCAACCGGCAATTTTATTGCCAGAGCTGCAAACGATAACCGCGAAGCGGGTATATATAAACTTAGCAAATTGCAGCGTTTAGCAAAATCGCGCGGGACAAACTGGGGCGATTTTGTTAAGCGGGTCATTTTTTGGGACGACGATTTGGACGTTCAACAAACCATGCATGATGCTGGCATACGTTGCCTTGATCCTGTAAACTACAATCTAAACCAAAAGAGTGCGATATAATGCCAAAAGCAAAAACCATTTTAGTCCTTGATACCGAAACAGCTGATTTAACTGGCTCAGTGTATGACGTAGGTTATACCATCACAAATAAGAAAGGCGAAATTCTCGCGGAATTCAATGCGTTAGTCGAGGAGGTTTTCACGCAACCCAAGCGAATGATGAAAGCATTTTATGCTAAAAAATTATTCTCGCATTATGCTCCCATGTTAGATAGGGGCGAGATTTCAATTCTGCCTTGGTGCGATATTGTCGCTAGAATGCAATCCGACATGCTAGAGCATGGCGTTACTGTCCTAGCCGCTTATAATCTTGGTTTCGATTTGCGCGTTATGAAATCCACTAATGAGGAATTCGGAACTGGCCCAGTTTGCCCTGCTGGCATGGAACTGCTAGACATCTGGCAATTTGCTTGCGAGACTAAATTGAATTCTAGGCTCTACAAGAATCTGGCTACCCGTCTAGGCTGGGTTTCAAAAGCTGGCAACATAAATACAGGCGCGGAATATGCTTACCGTTTCTGCGCTGGTGATTGGGGTTTCATTGAAGACCATACTGCGCTGAGTGACGCTAAAATCGAAACGGATATTTTGGCTGCGTGTTTCGCTGCTAAAAAACGTGTACCTTATGGCGTTATGAATGCCCAACCTTGGAGAATTGTAAATGCTTAAAAAATTCGGTTCATATGCTTTTAAAGCATATATGGTTTATTCTATTACTGCCGATTTCCTAGTGATCGGCGGGATTATCTATCTGATTTTTCGGAGCGCACCATGAAAAAATTGTTAGCAAAATTGAACGAATTCGCCTCTACTAATACTGGCAAAATAGCCATTGTATTAGAGGGGCGCGATACTGCCGGAAAATCTAGCACTATTCGGGAATTGACCCATTACCTTAATCCTGCATGGTATTCGGTTGTCCCCTCGACTAAACCGTCAGGGCGCACCATGAAAAACTGGTTAGCATTCTGGTCAGGTAAAATGCCCTCCGATAGCCAAATCGTTTTCTATGATCGGTCATGGTATTCGCGGGCAATGGTTCAATATGTCAATGGCTGGTGCAGCGAAAAACAATACCAGAATTTTCTAGCAAATCACCTCGAATGGGAAGCTGCACAAAATGTTACTTTTCTGAAATTCTGGTTATCCATTAGCGAAACCGAACAACGGGCGCGTATTGTTTCACGTGAAACGTCACCATTAACCTATTGGAAATTCTCACAGAATGACAAAAACGCCTTATCATATTATGAGAAAATTTCAATCCTAAAAGAGCGGGTCGTGAATCATGAATGGCACACCATTGATTATAATGATAAGCCATCTGGGATCGAAACGCTATTGAGAACCATTCTCATTTGAAGAACCTGGGACCACTATGGTTTCAAATGATTATGGCCCCTACCCACCATCATTTGAAAAAATACTTGATTTACTGAAATTTTTGGCGCGGGGGCGCCAGTGCGAAAGCGATGTGCAAAAGCTATGGTGTCGCGCGCGTCGGCATGTAAAACTTACCCCCAAAACACAAGTCTTTCTGAGAATTTCGGCGCGCCTGCGCCAGTCATAAAGCGATGTGCGAAAGCTATGGTGTTGCGTGCGTCAGCCTATGTAACTTGGTCCTGGTTGTCAAGTCTTTTTTTCACTATTGCTTAAAATTTTTGGTGACAACAAGCTCTTAAAATAACCGCGCCAAACCCACGGAATCCCATTAGGAATATTATACCACGCGCGGCCACGGAAAGTCAAGAACTGTTTTAAGGTTTTCTACAGCAATTAGCAGATTTAGGAAGATTTAGCAAGTTTGTGTACGATTTTCGGAGAATTTTTGAGGTTTGAGCAAATAATTCTTGACATCGTGGCCGAGGACGGCCCGCGAGAGTTCTTTTGCGTCTATTTTGGGAGCATTAGAAAAATAATTCTTGACCAGAAGAGCGGTCAATGATATAATACGCAAATGAAAACAACAACAAACAAACGTAGGAATCTCGTGGCTAAGTACGCTAGGCAAGTGAACCGTGCAGCTATCCACCGTGACCGTAAAAAATACTACAAAAAGGATAGCAATTGGAAAAAGATAATTGACAAATAGCTATTCCTTCTGTATAATACACACATATTCAGAAACAGAAGCGAACGGAATAAACATGGTAAACCGATACATAGCATCACAGAAGCGACAAGAAGAAGTAGCAGCTAAGATCCGCGAGCCTAGAACTTACATGGTTCTATTCGATAGTACTAATGGCAGCTTTGAACTCTATACTAGAGGCGAGTGGCTTGTACAGTACTCTACATGGGTTAGGGAACTTATGTGGGACGAGGACGCTGACCATAACGACGAAGAAGTAGTAGAAGCTATCTGCGGTGACGAAGTATTTATGACATTAGTATGATAGGTACTATTC